GTACACGGCCCAGCAGTAGAAGGCGACGGAACGCGGCGTCCTGATCGGCTGGTCATCCGGGCCGAACCACTCCATAGCGTCCCGCGTCCAGATTCCCGAAACTTCGCACTTCCAGCGGCCTCGCTCGGAGGCAACCACCATTTCGTGGTGCTCAAACGTCCCGCAGCACCGCTCGTTCTCGCAGGCGTACCAAACTGAAGAGGCCTCGCCTAGATCGTTCGCGATGTACTTCACCCCAAAGGCGCAATCTTTACCGCCCCACTTCAGCGTCTGCTCATGCCCACAGTGCGGGCACGGGATGTAGTACCGCAGGCGACGCGGAGACTCATCGGCCGCCTTCGTGATCTGGCATTGGCCCTCGGTACCAGGCGTCGATCCACGGATGGACTTCGGGTAAACAGCACCGCGCAGACGTTGGTCGCCAAGGAACGTTGGGGAACCTTCACCTTCAATATCGGCGTCGAACTTCGACAGCTCGTCATAGATCACCTCATCGGCAGATCTCTCGCGGTAGTTGCGAGCAGCCTTGCCGCCGAGCGTCCAAAGGGTCCGCCGGTTTGCAAAAACCTTGGTGTCTAGCGTGTTGTCGCTATGCTTGCGGCCATACCATGGGGCCAGCGCCAGCAGCACCGGCACATCGCGAATCAGGCCATTAACGTGGCTCTTGCTGATCCCCTCGGCGTCTGGGTCAGTCGGGCTCCACATCAGCACATTACGGCGCTTGTGCTGAATCTTGTAGCCTATGTTGGCCATCAGCATTTTCGTGTAGCCGATGCGTGCCGACTTCACGAAGTTTACGACCCGAATCAGGTCGTTACCCATGGCGTTCAGGATGGCGACCTGAAATGGCGCCGTCTTCCACTTGCCCTCGTTGTACGAGGATTCCGCCGACATGTAGAAACCGTCGTCGGGATCTTCCGCCCACTCCACCGCCGTCATCGGCGGCGACTTGTACAGCCCCTGCAAACCTAGATCGACCGCTTTCCGTAGGTCATTCATCCAGGGTGGCAGAGTACTCATCAAGGATTTCCGGTAGGTCTTCGGCAAACTCCACGGCCAGATTTCGGGCCAGCGCTATCTCGCGCTCAAAGGCCTCCAGCACCAACGGCGGTGTATCGGGTATTTGGCTGCGGACCGTCTTGCAGACCGTCTCCAGTTTCGAGCCGATCTTGGACGCGATCCTGGCAAGAGCGAAGGTGGCGAACGGAGTCGGAACAAGGGTCTTCGCTTGGACCTGGTTCTTCTGCTCCTGGGCGTCAGCCTGAGCAGTCGTCAGTCGCAGGCGCTCCTGTAGCAATTTCTTTTCAGCGAGCGGGTCGAGACCTTCCGCATCTAGGCCCTCAGGTTGTTGTTTCTGGGTCGCATGATCGAGGCGATTCTGTAGCACCGCCTGGGCGGTATAGAACACCTCGCGGCCGATCTTGGCGGCAGGCTCAACGCCCCATTTATCAAAGGCTTGCGGAGAAATCCCGAGGCTCGCGGCCATCTCGGACTTGTTCAGCCACCCGCGCTTTTTTTGGAGGTCTTCTGTGCTCATGACAAAACAACAACCAACCTCCGAAAAAAGGTCATACATATTTGGCGCGCGGGGCTCGAATTACCCTCTGACGGGGGCACCCCGGGGAGGACCCGCGACGCACCACTTTGGTGCATCAGTCAGCGCCTCGCAGCGAACCGAGCAGCAACGCCGCGCATCGCCACCTCGAACTCGCGTGGCAGGTTCTCGTCGGCGTACTGCTGCGCGATCTCGAAGAAGCTCAGCCGGCGGCGGTACGAAGGGCGAGACACGAAGGCCATGATGACCGAGACAGCATCCCGGCCTCGGCCTGTGCGCTCAGCAATGCCTATGGGCTGGCCCTTACGGGTCATGACGAAGTAGCGGCGAGCATTACCCTTCGCTCGGCTCCGTCTGCTATCGGTAGCGTTCGCGTTGTACCCGGCCTGGCTGAAGCCGCGGATGCCGCTCAATGCCTTGGTGACCTGGCCGCGCCTGATGTTCCCGTAGCGATCCAGGTCCGCGCCGGCACCGGGCACCACGTACTTACCTTCGGGCAGTATCCCCTTGGCCCTGAGCTGAAGCTCGGCCGGCTTGTTCCGACGCGGCCCACCGTAGACTTCGGGGGCAATCCACACCGATGCAGGCTGCGCACCGTCCGCTTCGTCCTTGAACCAAACCCGCGCTTCGAGCCGGTCTTTCCTGGCTGGCACCATGCGCAGGCTGTTCAGGGTGTACGGGGTCGGGCGGTCGAATACGACACGCATCTCATCGCGCAATCGATCCATCAGGCCTTGCGCGGTCCGCGTAAGCGCAGTAGCTGTCGCGTAAGGAATCTGCCGCTGCTCAAGCTCGGTCAGGTCGCCGAGCTGCTGCTGGAACCCTTCCGGCTTGATGCTGATCATCTTCTGCAATACCTCGGCAGGCCGGCGATGTGCTTACGTAACGCCTCAATCATCAGTTCGCGTCGCTCGACTCCGGCTCGGAGATCAGAAACAACTTGTCCATCAGCGGCAGCAAGGACGGCTCTCCCTGCATCAGCGCTGCCGGAGGCTCCGGGAGCCTGGTGCACTCCGTCTGCGGGGCAGCGGGCTTTGACGTACACGACGCGAGCACCAGTGCCGATAGCATCGCGGCGCAATTGGTTTTCTTCATGGGAGGCCTGTAGCGCTGCTTGGTAGGTTCGGGCCAGGGCATCGGCCTCGGCCTGCGCCTGGGTGTCGCGCTGGGCCTGCTGAGCCATGGCGGTGATCGTCTCGGCGGATTGCTCGACGGCGGCCTGCAGGTCATCACGCTGGGCGGTCACGTGATCGAGGCGCCAGAACACAAGCGCGCCTACCAGGGCGACCACCAACCAGGGCCGCCAGGTCACTGGTCGATCCTCCGACCAACCTTGAACATGAACGTCTGCTCTTGATCGAGCATCGAGTTGACGATGCCCTCAATGACCGAGAGCAGGGAGACGACCAGCTCAAGCGGCGCCCACTTTGCGAACGCTAGCGGGCAATCGCTATCGACATCCCCTAGCCACATCGGAATGCCGTAATAGCTCCCGTGGTGCGAGGCGCCGATGCGTCGCGCCTCAGCTTTCGTCGTGAACCCGAGCATCATTCCCCCTTGAGCGCAGCGCGCGCCCAATCGAGGCGAGCCGCACGGTCGTCTGCGCCGTTGTAGCCGCCGTTGATCTTCAGCGTGATCCGCTCGAATCGACCTTGATCAGCCAGGTCGTTTAAACCCCGCGACTGCCAGAACCACCCCGCAGCGATGGCTGCCCAGGTCCGTTGCTCCAGCAGCTCCGGTTGCGCCACAAGCGGCAGCGCCAGTGCGCGGGCAGCTTCGGCGTAGTTGTCGTGGCCGGTGATCATGATCAGGCCGCGACCACGGTATCGATACCCATCGCCCGTATCCGGCGACCCATTGCCCATCCTGTTGGCATAGACGCGGTTCGCGATGCGCTCTGGCTGGCGGGCGTACTGCTTCGCCTCGGCCGGCGTGAACCGCTTCGGCCAGGTCTTGAGCAAGCCCTCGGCAGAGTAGTTCAGGTTCTCGACCAGGCGCTTGAGGCTCTGGCTTTCGTGCCCGACCTGGGCGAGAAACATCGCCGCACGCTCGGGCGTGTTGATCTCGAACCGGGCCATGGCGCCGTTGATGTGCTCGAACCAAGTCGTTGCAGTAGCAGCACCACACCCGGTAGCGCGGTCGAGTTGATCGGCGGTGATCCTCATTCGCCAGACCCTCGACGAGGCAGCTTGATCCCTGCGTAGCGGTCGGCCAGGTCACGGATCTTCTCGACGCCCAGGAAGCCGATCCAGCCACCAATGAAGGTGGCCATGCTCTGCGGCACGCCGAAGAACTCGAAGCCGCTGATGATTGTCAGCGCCAGCCCGCCGCACAGCGCACCCTCCAAGAGAGCCTGCCGGCGAGTGCCGCCGCCGTAGATGATCCTAGCCATAGCCATGGCCCACGACAGCAGGGAGGCGTAGATGATCGGCGCATGCTGGCTCAGCCAGGCGAGCAGAGCCGCCCAAGTGTCGGGTTTGTCAGGCATCTTCATCGTCTCAGTTCCCCTCGCCGGGGCGGAAATGAAAAAGCCCAGCGCAAGGGCTGGGCCAGGGATAGGTGCAGGTGCGGCCTTTCAAGGGGGCCGCGCACCCCGCAGCGCAATGCGCCACCTGCAGAAACGAAAAAGCCCAGCTCGAAGGCTGGGCTTTTTTCTATGGCGTTCCGCTCTGCGGCAGTTCGCCTAAGCGGCAAAACCGCAATGTATGACGAAAGGTACAGGGCGCGATTATCACTGTCAATACGTCCAGCCTGTACATTTTTTCAGGCAGCCTTTTTATCCTCCATCACGAAGCACGCCAGCAGAGCCGACAGGCCCGCTCGAACCAGCATGCGCGCGTCCGCGTAGCTGATCCCCATCCGGTCCTGGATATCTCGATACGACATGCCATGGATGAAGTAGAGGATCAGGCTGCGAATGGCATCCGGGTCTTCGTCGTAGAGACGTGCGAGAAACCGGTCTACTTGCAACGCCCGATCATCACTGATGCAGGGGAGCACAGCAGCAAACCGTTTTTCGTTCGCCGGGTTCCGTTTCATCAGCGCCAGCATGGGCGAAGAGCCGCGCGGCGTGCCATTGTCGGACCATACCCACAGCCCGTATTGCTCCATCAGAAATTCCAACGCCTTGATGTTCATTTCAGTCGCCTCTGAAGTGGGAGCCGCCGGCGCCCCTCTGGTTGTTCTCTTCTCGCGCCAGCCTGCTCGCCTGGCGTCGCTGCTCATCAAGCAAGCGCTTCACCCACATCCGCAGTTGCACCACTGCATCCCGCTGCTCCAGCGCCAGCCCCGTCACCCCATCAACGAAGCCAGCGGCACCGCACGCGTCGCAATCAATGTCGTAGAACACTCCCCGGCGCTGACCCTGGCCATTGCAGGCCGGGCACGGAACCAAGTGACGCGGTTTGTTCGTAAGATCCGGACCATGCTTCTTCATGCTGCAGCCCTCTTCGCGTCCCTGGCCTTGGCTCGATACAGGGCCTTGATTGCCTTGATTTCTTCCACAGTCCACTTCCTTGCGTCATGCGGCCCCTCCAAGCGCGCTACAGCCGCCGCGCCGATCTTCGCCACCAGGTTGATCCGGTAGTTCACGACGTCCCCCGACTTGTGGTTGTTGCATGGGGCGCATTGCTTGTGGACGTTGTCCTCGTCGAACCTCAACTCGGGATGGGAGCCTACGGAGCGGTAATGCCCGGCGTGATACTGCCCGTCATGAAAGCGACCACAACTGATGCAGGGGCGGTCCCAGTCGCGCCAGCGGATGAACTCGTTGAATGCGGCCTGAGCCTCCCTCAAGTGGTCTGCACGACTCTTCAACTTCTCTTTCCGAACCTTGACCTCGCGGCGCTCGCGTTGCTGGATCGACTTGCGCTCCTTCTCCTGCTTCTGCCGAGCGATGACGATTCCGCACTCTGGGCTGCACCACGTCTGAAACGACTTCACCGGGACGAAGGGCGCGCGGCACGTCGACACTGCGCACTTCTTCGGCCGGGGCTTCCGTGCCGACAACGTCATGCCACCTCCCGCGGGAAGGTGATCTGGTGATGGCGCTCGCAAACACCGCACGCCTCCTTCGCAGTCGCAACCGGGGTGCAAATGAATTCACCCTGTACGCTGGCCCGGTAGTGAGCCTCACCGGCGACCAGGAGCTTGCAGACCTTGTAGGGCGGCTGGGTGTCGCTAACCATCAGATAGTCGTTGAGTACGCTCCACTTCATGAGCGATCTCCTCCTTTGAGTTGTTTTCGAAGCTGCGCAAGCGCAGCAATTCCAACGGATTGGGTTCGCGCTTTCTGGTGGGTGACCTCTCCCTCCGGAACCTTCCCGAGCGCCTCGCCACGCGCCAGCTTCTTGATGATCTGTCGGTAGGAGATCTCCAGCGCCGCAAGCCCATCCTTTCTTGCCAGAGCCTGCAGCCGGCTGAATCCAGCGCCAGCGGCTGCCCAATACACCGCAGGGCAACTCCATTTCGCGGCTCCGACCATGGCTGGGTGGGTATTGGCCAGCGCCTCGCGATATGCGTCATCAAGGGATGGCAGGCCGAAGACCTCAGGAGCCCAGCACCAGGCGCAGAACTGACCGGCAGACGGAACAAGCGGCCTTGCCTGCGCGCTCAACGCTCTTACCCCGGCCTGCAGTTGCTCACGGCGCGTAACCTGTTGCCGGACGATCTCCGCCAACCACTCAGCCTTCGCGGCACTCTCGATCTCTTCGCTTGGCCAGGAGCTTCGCCATCCAGGGCAGATCGCCTTGATTCGCAAGAACAACCGGTCGACCTCGCCTCTCGTCTGGGGATCGACCTTCACCGCCGGCTGGGACAAGGGGCGCAGCCCAGCGCCCTGATTCACATGCGCCAGCACAGCACCGACCGATTGCGGTTCGAACTGCCTGCGGGTCATAGCTGCACCTGGTCAGTCCAATCGGTCGACGGCCCGGAACCGGCTGTCGCCCACTTCGTCCGGTAAGCTCCAGCCTTGGCCAGTAGCAACCCGAACTCATGGCAACTGTCGACCAGGAACTTGTCATCCAGCCCGACGAAGAACGCCGCCACCGCAGGCGCCTCGGCGCCGAGGGCGGCCACCAGTTGCTTCACCTGGGAATTGACCTTTGCGTTCCGCACCGGCTGAACACTCCAGCGTGCCTCGTAGGCAGCCCGGTACGCTGCCCACACACTCCGGCAAGCCTCCTGCAGCGCTTCGCCAGCCGCCGAACCGGAACGGGTCGGCAAAAGGTTCCCTGACGGTTCCCTTGTAGGTTCTATTACGGTTCTGGGTGCAGCATCTGCGGGGGTGGGGTGCAGATGCTGCGGGGGTGGGGGTGCAGCATCTGCGGGGGTGGGTGCATTTGCTGCGGGGGTGCATTTCCTGCGGGGGTGAACCTTCTGCGGGGGTGCAAATGCTGCGGGGGTTACGGTGAACATCGTCGAGCGCCCCTGGCGCGCTTCAATGCTCAGCGCCTTGCACTCGTTCAGCACCTTGATGGCCTGCTGCACGGCACGTTCGGACAGGCAGGTGCGCTCGGCGATCTTCGCCACCGAAGGCCAGCACACGCCCTCGTCGTTCGCGTTGTCCGCCAGGCTGATCAGCACAGCCTTCTGCGCCGGCGTCAGGCCCTGGAGAGGCCAGCAGGCCGACATGATGATCGTGCTCACTGGCTCACCTCCGGCGACACATTTTCTTGATTCGTGATTTCGTGTCGCGACACGCTACCGAGGATCACAGCTTGCCCTCCTCGATCTTCCGCGCCAGCACCGACAGCCCCTTGGCAGTGATGCGTACCTGGCTCGCCGCGCGCTCGTCGCCCTGGTCGTCACGACCGAGAACCGTCACCTTGTGCATGATCCAGCCGTCTTGGATTCGTGGCTGATAGCCGATCCACCGAGCAGAGCCGCTCCGGCGGTAGATCCATCGGTTCTGCTGGAGCCAGTCGAAGAGCCGGGAGGGGCTGACCTTCAGGTGCTTGGCAGCATCCGTGATGCACATCGTTCCTGCTGCGCCGCTGAGTCGCTCCAGGGCCTGGACCTTGGGTGCCTGCTCATTGATGACCAATCGCAGCGCCTGGTTCTGTTCGGCCTGGTCGGCGGCGAGCCTGAGCGCTTCCGGCAAACTGGTTGGAATGCTCGGAACCTGGCTGGACTCCAGTTCGTGGAGTCGTCGAATCACCCGGTACCGAAGGGGGACGCTGTAACCAGAGATGAGGGTCTCGGTCAGGTCTCGGTCAAGGTGGAAATTCTCGGTGTACCCGCGGGAGTCGAGGTCTTCCCGGACATGGCTCAAATCTGAGCCATCCTTCCTCAACGCCTCCAGCATCTCCCGAATATCCCTCAAGACGTTCTTGTGCTTCTTGCCGGTCAGCTCCGCAATCTCACGACTGCTCATCGTCAGGACCGGGCCTTGTTGGATGACTGCAACTTGTGACATATTCGTCTCCGTTGGATGTTCGGCACCGCCTTCCGGTGCCTCCTCAAAAAGCCCGGTAGCCGCCGGGCTTTTTGCTGTCTGCTCTACTGGATGCCTGAACAGGGGTCGCGCCTGTCTAACGCCACAAATTCGGGTTCAGTAAATTTGTGCTTGTCAGTCGGCGGCGCCTTCTACCCTGCTTTCCTGGCCCTTAGCCTTCTCATCCATCCATGCGAACGCTTCAGGTCGAGCAATTCGGAGAAACATCATTCGTGCGCGCGGGATGCCGCGCCTTCTCCACTCGCTTACCGACGGCGGCTTCACCTCGCACAGCTCCGCAACGCGGAATGTCCCGCCAAGGGCGTCAATGATTTCGCTGGGCGTCATGCGTTGCTCTCTCTTGGTCTGACATCGCGATATTAGGCATGCCTTTTATTCAGGTCAATAGGAATACCTTAGATGCCCGATGATAGGCTCTCCTAATGCAGACACTTCAAGAACGACTCAAGATCGCAATGGCGGGGCCGCCCAGGGTTTCTCAGGCGGCTCTTGCGCGCGCCTGTCATATCACCGCGCCATCGGTAAATGACTGGATCTCAGGAAAGACAAAAAGCATCGAGGGAGAGAATCTCCTCAATGCTGCGGCATTTCTGAAAGTCAGCCCTCTGTGGCTGGCAACGGGAAAAGGCCCTATGCGCGAGCACGCACCAACAGGCAGGGACAATCCGGAGCAGGCTGGTAGTGCACAAAGCGAGCATGCCAATGTGATCCCAGTGGCTACGCCCCCAAGGAAAAGGAATAAGTATCCAGTGATCAGTTGGGTCAGGGCTGGGGACTGGGCCGAAAGTCCGGACAATTTTCAGCCTGGCGATGCAGATGAATGGCTGGAGTCGGAAGAAAAGGCTGGCCCACATGGATATTGGCTTGTAATTAACGGCGACTCGATGACGCCACTATTCCCGCAAGGGAGTCGAATATTAATACAACCCGAAGGGTTCGACCTAATCAGCGGAAAATACTACGTTGCGGTTTGCTACGAGCCTGGGAAAAAACGCGATACAACGGTGAAACAGTATGTTAGGGATGCTGGGTTCGAGTATCTAAAACCTATCAACCCCGTATACCGAACTCTTGAGGTGAGCGACACGGTTCGAATCATAGGTCGCGTGGTTGACTATAAGCTTCCTGCTGGCGTTTTGTAGGGTGTAAGCCCTATTTCGGCGGTCTTATAGTTTTGGGAAGGGAGGCCGGATACCTGGCCACCAGTTGCTTTTAAAAGGACCCCGGGGAGGGAGTCATGGAGTTCGAAGAGAAACTAGCCAGCCTGGCCGCAAAGATCCGCCAGCAGAAGTCCGCCATCCAGACTGAAGAGGCGACAAAGAATGCATTTGTCATGCCATTTATACAGTCAGTTTTGGGGTACGATGTTTTCAACCCTCTGGAGGTTGTTCCGGAGTTTACCTCGGACATAGGAACCAAGAAGGGAGAGAAGGTAGACTATGCAATACTCAAGGAGGGCGAGATACAAATACTCATAGAGAGCAAGAAGATCGGGGAGCCTCTAAATATAAACCACGCCAGCCAACTATTCCGATACTTCCATGTTACAAATGCCAGGATATCAATCCTAACAAACGGCCAGGTCTATAAATTCTTCACTGACTTGGATGCGCCTAACAAGATGGATGAGAAGCCATTCCTTGAGTTGGATCTTTTGGATATCGACGACCACGCGATCCCAGAGCTTCAAAAGCTTACAAAATCTGCATTTGATGTCGAGTCAATCATAAATGCTGCTGGCGAGCTAAAGTACGTCGGACAAATCAAGCGAGCATTGGCATCTCAGTTCAGCCAGCCCGATGAGGACTTTGTTCGACTGTTCGCCTCTCGGGTGTACGAAGGGATAATTACTCAGAAGGTGCGCGACCAGTTCACCCTGCTCACCAGAAAGGCAGCCTCGCAATTCTTAAGCGATCAAATAAATGAGCGCCTCAAGTCTGCAATTACCGGGAGCTCACAACCCGTCCTCGTAGCGCAACCGCAAGCTGAACATTCGGCACCAGCATCTCAAGGTGAAGAAGAGGAAAAAGACCGAGTGGTGACAACCGCCGAAGAGATCGAGGGCTACACGATAGTCAAAGCCATTGTTCGGTCGGTGGTTGACGTGAAGCGCATCGCAGCTCGTGACACTCAGAGCTACTTTGGCATCCTGCTGGACGACAACAACCGCAAGCCGATCGCTCGCCTTCACTTCAACAGGGCACAAAAGTACATCGGAACGTTCGATTCCGAAAAGAACGAAACCCGCCACCCCATTGAGTCCCTCGATGACATTTTTGCTCACGCTGAAGCGCTAAAGGCGACCGCCTTGTCCTACGATGCTCAGTCATAGCAATCATCCGCGCCCCTAATCCGGGCCTTACAGAAGATCCCGAAGCACCTTCCAGTCGCTGATCCGTCCGTACTCAAGCCCGCCCAGTGCGGGCTTTCTTGTGCCTGATCGCAAAAAATTAGGAATACCTATTGACGAGAAAAGAAGGTTTGCCTAATGTTCGCCTCAACGGCCCAGCAACGCATCGCTGGCCCAGGCCACCGAGCCGACCGCTCTTTAACAACGCACGCAAAACGCCGCTGGCCAAGCCAGGCATTGACGTACCCGGCGTGGGCGAATCCCACCTGAGTACGCCGTATTGCCTAAGCCACCAGCGGCTGAACCAGAAAACGTATGGAAAGAAATCATCGCCCAGGCACAGGTGGCGGGTAACGGTGCTCAAGACTGCGGCGCGCGGCATGCCGGCGGCACGGTCAACCCTGACAGCAATGACGAAAGACCCGCGGGTTGTAGAAGCCCAGTAGGCGAACACGGGAGCAATACCGATTTCCTCGATGCCCTTCCTCCGAGGGGCATCTGGGAAACCAAACCGAGGAATACCAATGAAGCAGTTCGCGAAGCTGTTTGAGTTCGAAGACCTGGGCCAGGTGCTCGTGATGCTTGATCGCGGGGATGACGGCCCGGAGGTGCGCCTCTACTTCAAGCCCGACGGGCTTGGCGTCTGTTCAGTGGCGTGCAGCAACTTCCCCGGCAACGAAGACGAGCAATGGGACCACGCAGAAAAGGGGTTCGCCACGGTGAACTCACAAGGAGTTCACAAGATTGTCGCTGAAGCGATGAAAGTCGCCCTTGGGAGCCAGGGATTGCAGTGGGATGCAATCCATTTGCCCTAATACAGAGAGAGGAAACCATGAACGTACAGAAACACCTATCCATCCTTGGGTATCGCGCCAGGGATCGCGTGACCGGCTTCGAGGGCGTGGTTACCTCGGTCTGCTTCGATCTCTACGGCTGCATCCAGGTGGTTCTTAACCCTGGTATCAGAGACGACGGAAAGATCGGCGAACAGCTTTGGTTCGACATCAACCGCTTGATCGTTGCCGAGAATAAACCCAGGGTCATGGATCCCCCAGACTTCGAGTACGGGCCAATTGCTGAAGGCCGGCACGGGCCGGCAGAGAAGCCCGGCATGAGGACTGCGTAGCCAGCCGCCCGCGCCTGCCGGGTTCCCCAAAGCAGGCCCGATCGACCTGGCTCCATCGCCAGGCTGTATCGGAGAGTGGTCTGAATGCGCACGCTGATGCGCACAACTGGAAGTGGTCAGCTCGACTGGCAAATCCGGAGTAGCACCAGAGGCGAGTGCGGCGCCTAATCAATGACCGCCGGAGATCAGCACCGGCCAGACCACTCCCCCATACAGCCGCATCCCAAACCGTTTAAACGAGATCAGACATGAACAGAGAGGCTTGGCTCAACGCCATGGCCGAGCGGATGTCGCCTCGATTTCTTGAGCTAGGCGCGCCGCTTCAGCCTTATCGAATCTCCATCGGCTTCACCAGCGCAGGCCAGAGAGGAAACGTCGGCGCCGAGGTGTGGCACAGCTCAGCATCCGCAGACGGCACCTACGAGATTCTCATCAGCCCAGGCACAGACGACTCCATGCAGGTATCGGCATACCTGGCGCACGAACTCTGCCACATCGCGGCAGGGATCAAAGAGGGCCACAAAGGGCCGTTCGTGAAGCTCATGAAAGCCATCGGCATGACGGGGCCGTTCACCTGCTCAGTGCCGACAAGGCAGTTCGAGGAGTGGGTCCAGCCGTTCATCGACGAACTCGGACCACTCCCCCACGGAAAGCTCACTTGGCACAGGCCCGGCGCGAGAGAGCGCAGAGAGCCAGCGCAAGGGAAGGTCGCGAGAGGGATACGGGACGGCCTGAGCCAGCCCGAACTCGAAGAGATCATCACCACCGCCAAGAAAAAGCAGTCGACGCGGCTGAAGAAGGTCGAGTGCTCGGAGTGCGGATACGTCGCCAGGGTGACCCAGAAATGGCTCGACAAGTCTGGACCGCCTCACTGTCCGGAGCATGGCGAGATGACCATCGGACGCGAAGCAAATGATGACCTGGAAGGGGAAGAAGATGGCGACTAAGTCGTTCAAGCAAATGGTTTCAACGAAGGAGATCCGGCGCGCCGATGCATACAAGGTCCGCCTCGAAGACCTCCACGAAGAGCCAGGTCTCAACTGGCGGCGTTACACCGATGCATTCCATAAGTCTGTTGAGGAACTCGCGGAACTCATAGCCGGCGGGATGGAGGTAGATCCCCTCGAGGTGCGCCCTCGCGAAGAGGGAGGCGTCTGGATCGTTACAGGTCACCGCCGTACAAGAGCTTGGCGCCTGCTCGATCTCTCTGGGCGTCTCCAGCGAGATCCGAAGACCGGCGAGTTTCTCGTCAGCGTAGTACCTTCGAAGGCAAAGGACCGGCGCCAGCGCCTGGCGCGCGTAAGCACCAGCCAGGACCAGTTCGAACTGACCCCTCTCGACTACGCCGAAGGCTGTCGCCGGATGCATGAAGAGGAAGGCATGACCCCTGCGGAGATCGCCGCGGAGATCAAAAAGACGCGCCAGCGAGTCGAGCAGTTCTTGAAGTTATCGACTGCGAGCGAGGGGGCAAAAGCGCTCATCGACGCGGGGAAAGTATCGGCGTCGACGGTGACCAGGCTGGTTCGAAAGCACGGCCCGGATGTTGAGGGAATAATCCTTGAGAGGCTGGAGAAAGCCAAGGCGCGAGGCAAGAAGAAGGTGACTCCAGCGGCGATGGTTGAAGCTCCCGCTTCTGGATCGCCGGTCGTCCCGGATTGCAACGCTGTTGTCGCGCCTCCCCCTGCTCCAGGTCCACACGACGACCTGATGAAGGTAGTTCGCGAGATCGTCCGATCCTTCCCTACGGAGGTCCGCGCAGGCCTTGCCGAGGGCGCCGAGGCGATCACCGTCACTTTCAGGGCATCGCAGATCGAGCGATTGACCGAGATCCTCGCCAAGGCTGAAGAAGCCTAGAGGCAAACCATGTTCATCCTTCCATTCCTCGTCGGCATGGTGCTCCGGCACCAGCGGCCCGAACCGCTGCGCGTGCTTGATAGCGCCAGCGCCGATCCTGACCTGGGCGCCTCGGCGCCAGCAGGCCGAGAACGATGTACCAGCGGGGCGTCCGGAGTTCGGGCTCCAGGCGTCCCGCCAAGAATGCTTCAAACCATAAGGCGGTTTGTAAGTAGGTGCGGGGCGGTGGGCGCCCCGCATCACCCCTCTCTCGACTCCATGCGCCAGCACTCCACGCGATGCCCATCGGCAAACAATCGCGCCGCCGAGTGCTGCCCCATGCAGCCAAGGAACCACACCCATGCAAGCAATCCAATGCGGCGGATGGATCGGCCGCCAGGGCCTCGGCCTTGCTCCACGTGAACTCGAAGCGACCGCCTGGAGCGCCAGCGAGCTGACCGCGAAAGAGGTCGCCCGCCGCATGGGCATCGCCCCAGGGACCGTCGAAAAGCGCCTCGACGACGCGAAGTTCAAGCTCGGCGTGCGCAGCGTGCGCGGCCTCGTCCTTGAAGCGTTCCGCCGCGGAATCATCTCGCCGGCCGTCTTCGTTCTCGCATTCCTCGTCGCCGGCCACCCGCTGATCGATGACGACCACATGAACCGAAATCGCCGGCCAAGCAACGAGAGACGACTCACCGAAGCCCGTACCGTGCGGCGCCTCGACGAAATCACCATCAACGCGTAGGAGAACCACAATGCTGACGTATCAGGAACAAACCGAAGTTCTCACCGGCCTGCTCTCCCAGGCCGCCCTTGCCCGGATGGCGTTCGCTCAGCGGCTCATGGCTCAGGCCGAGGTCGAACCCTACTGCGTAATTCCGCAGGGTCGCGGCTTCTTCCACATCGTCGAAACGGCCACCGGGAAAGTTCGCGGATTCCGCCGCAGCCACAACGAGGCATGCTCCTACGCCGAGCGGTTGAAGCGCCAGCAGGCCGACAAGTGACCAGGCGCCGAGCAATTCGAACCGGCGGCATCGGTGCAGCCCTGGGCTTCATCGTGCTTGTGTTCATGCTCCCCGCTGCAGTCCGGCAGCAGCCGCCCAAGACCCCGCCGGCCGCCGCGGCGCCACCAGCCCAGGAGGCCAAGCCGAGAACAGCCTCCTACCGCGCCAGCGCCCCAAGCCAACAAACCTACATCTTCTGACCGGAGCCGAATGGTGATCAGCAAACGCCAGGCCCTGCTCAGGAAGCCATGGCGAGAGCTGACTACCCGAACGACTGACCTCGGCGTCGAGAAGCTTTGCCCCGGCTGCCTGCAGTGGTGGCCACAAGATGAAGAGTTCTTCTCCTTCATCTCCACCAGATGCCACTTCCACAACGAATGCCGCGCATGCAGGGCAGCAGCCCAAGCCAGGCGGCGACAATCGAGGATCGCAGCATGAGCCTGCCAATCAATGCGCTGAAGGATGACGAACTGCTGCACTACTCGCAGTTCGATTCAGGGGCGGCCGACGAGCTGGCAAGACGGCTCGCAACGGGCGACCTGCATATAGTCGATGAGCTAAGCGAGCTTGAGGAATACGCCAGGGAGCTGGAAGAAGGGAAAGAAGAGGCAGACGACGACCTTGAGGTTGAGCGGGCAAAGTGCCGCGACGCCCTCGCCGTACTCGAAGCCCTAGTGCAGTCAGAGCCAGAGAAGGTAGACGACGCACTGCATGCAGTCAGGTCAGCAATAAAAATTCTGGAGGGCTGATGGCCAAGACCAACGCCCAGCGCCAGCGGGAGAAGCGCCAGCGCCAGCGAGAGGCCGGAATACCCGAGCGCAAGCTGCCATCCCCGCCGGCGATCGACGCCGCTTTCGAACGGATTCAGGCGATCGGCGAGTTCGAGGATTGGAGAGAAGCGTTCTCGACGCTGCTACTCAACGCCTCCGCCCTACCCGATGCCGATCTCCTGCCTCTCCTCGTCGTGTCGCGACACGAATACACGCCCAGTGAAAACGTGTCGCGGCAACTACTCGCCGCCCGACTCTCCGTAGTCGACGACGAACAGTAACCCACCACCAGATCACCGACGCTAGCCGCAGGCCGGCGCGGCTCTACTCGTCCTGAGGATTACCACATGCAGCCAGTAATCTACGCAGGTCTGCGCAACCCTGAGCGCGACAAAGCCATAGCTGAGGCACTTCACTGCAAATCAGTTGCAGAGGTAGCCGAAGAGTATCGGCGCGCACCAAGTTCTATCCGCGCGGCCGCCAAGAGAATTGAAGACCTCTCTTTGTTCGAGCTAACCCTTACAGGGGGGGGAAGGACATGCAAATAGGGGCAGTTGCGGCAAAGACATTCAGACGCGCCGCGCTGGCCGCCTATCGCCACTTCCACGGTACGTTTCGCCATCTAGAGCTGGATATTTGGGCAATTACAGATGGAACAAGAAGGATGTCCATAGGCGAACTCAGAGCTATGGACTGTGGCGTTGTTTCTGTAACCAGTGACGACAAGGCGGTGTCATCATGATGCACCGCGTCTACTTGTCCGGCCCCATGACCGGCATCCCCGACTTCAACTACCCCGCGTTCTGCGCCGAAGAGCGGCGGATCAGAGCCCTCGGTTACTTCGTCGAGAACCCGGCGGTCAACATGGTCTACCGCGGAGCGCCGTGGGAGACGTTCATGCGCGACGGGATCAAGCGGCTCATGGACTGCGACATTCTCGCGCTGCTCCCCGGCTGGGAGAGGTCTCGCGGCGCGAACATCGAGCGCAACCTCGCTATCACCCTCGGCATGCACGTCGTCGACGCCGTGGCACTCCCTGCGCCCGATTTCGTCTGCAAGTGCCGCGCAATCCAATTCACCTGCTGCTCGGTACCGAGCGACAACGATCCGTTCGTGTGTCGACGCCTGGCAGGCATGCCGGCGTACCTCTCCCCGGAGGACAAGCTGGCAACTGCACGCCAAGCGCTCGAAAAGATCGCCGCCCTCACCGACGTATCTACCGGCGGCATCGGTATGGACGTGCTCAAGATCGCCAAGCAAGCCCTTTCCAACTGATCAGCGCCAGCAGGCGAGAGGTATTCCCTATGTCCGCAGAAACGCCGCGGGAGCGGCCAATCCTGTTCAACGACCAGATGGTCCGCGCCATTCTCGATGGGCGGAAGACGGTCACCCGCCGGGTGATGAAGCCGCAACCCACGCCCAGCAAAAGCGGCGGCCACCATTGGCCGTGCAATATCCACCAGTCGATGCTTCATGTTGAGCGAGAACTTCAGAATGGCGAGGGCTGTTGGTGTGGGCTGGCGGAGGCTGCCTGCCCTTTCGGTCAGCCAGGCGATCGCCTCTGGGTGCGCGAAACTTGGCAAGGGCCACTGATTTCCGATGAGGAACAGGCCGCCAACCAGTCATGGTGGAAGGACATGACGAAGTTCCAGGACCAAGCGCACTGCGCCTATCGCGCCAGCGGTGACAACAACGAATACGTCGATCCCGACGGTTACTTCCACTGCAAATGGAAGCCAAGTATCCACATGCCCCGCTGGGCCTCCCGCATCCTGCTTGAGATCACCGCCGTACGCGTCGAGCGGCTGCAGGACATCACTCCAAACCAGTGCATAGCCGAGGGAGCATGGCGAGAGAAGGATAAGGAGCTAGGCCGTGGCCAGGAAGCTATAGCCGCATTCGCCGATCTTTGGCGCTCGACTGGCGGCGACTGGGACGCCAATCCCTGGGTCTGGGTCATCGAGTTCAAGCGGGTGACGCCGTGAACCGCCCCATCTACTGCCAAACAACCGGCCAGCGCATCGGGCAATGCAACTGCATCCGATGCCGGCCTCCTGAGGAAACACCATGCACACCCTCAACCTGACCGCGCTGTTCCTGGACGGCGAGGATGGCCAGCGCCTGGCCGAGGTCAACGGCCTCCCCCGCCTCGGCGCCCTGCTCTCCTCCTCACAACTGCGCCAGCTCGCACGCCAGCTCAACGAGATCGCAAACGACGCAGACCAGGGCGCCAGCGGTGAGCACTGCTACACGGCACCACCCTACGGAGCCTGCCCATCATGCCATTCGACGAAAGCCCCGCAGTCCGCCGCATAAACGCCCTCTGCTCCTCTACCGCGCCAGCACGCTACCTACACCTCCCAACAGGAATTCACTGGGTCGTCATCGACAGCCTGGGTGAGGTCATTCAACTCGAAAACATCGAGCGCCGGCGCCGACTGATAACCGTTTCTGACCTCGAAACCGAGGCCTGGAGAAAACTCCCATGACCAAAGCAAATGAATGCACCTGCCCTTCCGGAGACGGCTCCCTCCGCCATCCATGCCCGGCACATCCGGCGGTAGAGCAGGCAGGCGGGGATGAACGTGCAGTTGATGGAAAGCCCCGTGCCACAAAATGCCCAGACTGCGGCGACGGCGATCTGATGCCTGGCGACCTTTGCACATGCGGATATGAAACCGATCCGGCAGCCGGTTACGCATGTTCCGAATGTGACGGCTCAGGCGACGGTTATGTCGGAGAAGTCTGCCGCGAATGCGACGGCAGTGGCTGGTTCGTAACCCCGGAGCAGGCCCGCGCCGCCCTGGCGCAACCCTCTGGCGAGGTTGTTGTCACCAAGAACGAATCCGGCGCCATCGTATCGGTAACCCGCCAGGATAAAGAGGGGCGCTTGCTTAGCGTAATCGCTGAATCGCAACCCTCCCCGGCGCAGGCCGAGCAGACAGAGGGCTTCACCCACTTCCCCGAGCTTTTGGAAAGCGTGCAGCAGATGGACGCGATGCTGAAGGCAGAGGCGGAGCGGCCAATCGTCAGTTTCGAAAAATACATGCAAGTCATGTACGCCCGCGACGAGAATGCAAAACGACTCGACGCCGCCCTGGCCAGGGTCGCGGAGCTGGAGGCGAACCTAGGTGCTGCGCTGGGGTTACTTCGGGAGTCGCGTGGTTTCGTCGATCGTGACAACCCTCTCAACGAGAGTGGTCAAATCAAGCTTCTTGAGGAAATCGACGCATTCCTCAACTCACCTGTAGCCCAGGTTCAGCACAGCGTGCCTCGCGCATGGCTCGATGTACAGGCCGAGCGCCGCCGGCAAGTCGAGGTCGAGGGCTACCACGGATTTCGTGACAACCATTACATCAATTACGAACTATCGAAAGCGGCGCGCGCCTACATCGAGGTTTCGTGGCATGCACTCAGCGGCGGGCTGCCGTGCAAGAAGCCGGAGTCTTGGCCGTGGATGGCTGGGTTCAAGTGGGCTGACGGTCGAACGATGCTAGTCAAGGCCGGCGCCTTGATCCTGGCCGAGATCGAGCGCCTGGACCGCGCCGCCGCGCCCGGCAAGGAGGAGGTGTGATGCTCAGATCACTGAAGGTCTGGTGGTACCTGCGCAAGGCTCGGCAAGCCTACATCCACTGGATACGGGCAAATGACGACCTGGACTGCGGTAGCCATATGGCTGCCGTGATCCGTCCAATGGTCCAACAGCACATCGAAAACCAGGCGCAGTTGTTCGACTTCTACATGGACAAGCTGCGCGCCCTGGGCGAACAAGTACCGGCTGCACGCCTCAGTAAGGAGGTAGGTCATGAGTGAGTTGAAGCCGTTCTTTACCACCGACTACGAAACCGAATACGCGAACGGTAGGCGCGGGCAGGTACTCGTCGTGAAGTGGACCGACTACGCGGCGCTCGCCGCCAAACTAGCCATGGCCGAGGACGCAGCAGCAAAGGGAGATGCTGCCCGCCAGCAGTGCGGCGGCATGGAGATGGAGATCCAGGAGCTGCGCGAGAACGCGGCCAAGCTCGCCGCATTCGCGCAGGAGATCATCAGAGGAGCCCTGGAGGGCGGCAGCTTCGATGGGGCAGACATCCAGGAAAGTGCAGAACGCCATGGGTTGATCGCCAAGCAGGTGATGAGCGAGCCATGCTGCGGCCCAGAAGAGTACTGCGCATGCGCCTGGTCTACATCGTTCCCGACTGAATGCTACCGGATAACGGCAGAGCTTCGCGCCCTGCTGAGCGAGCAGGAGGGAGGGACGCAATGAGCATGGAGTTCATCCGCAAGGCCTATGCCGTTCCATGCAAGCGCGGTGGCCACGTCATTTACCGAGGGCGTGGCACGGAAGAGCGAGGGACAATCACAAGCGCCAAGGGCGCCCACCTCATGATCAAGCTCGACGGCGAAAGCAAGCCAAGGAAGTTCCACCCTACCTGGGAGTTGCAGTACCTGCCGGAGCAGGCATAGCCACCCATCGCCAACCACTGTACGCATATACAGCAATTCGGATAATGGGCTACCCACTACCCGGATTGCATATGCGCACGAAACCCTTCCGCCCGCCTCAGCGGCATGAGATCGCCGGTCTTCGCTACTACCGCACTGCCTCGGCCTACAACTGGCTCGGCATCACCATGGCGCACCCGACCCGCGCAATCCAGTTGCTGCTCGAACAGTGCGAGCCAGACGTGCTCTCGCCGATGTTCAACATCGAGATCGACGCGATCCTGCGCCAGGCCGACGAGTACGCGAAAACCGGACAGGTGCTAGAGCGCGAGCAACTGCGCGAAATGCTCATGCACCTGGTCTCGAAAGCCGCGGGCGACTGATCCGGAGCACCAATGAAGAAAGCCCTATCCAGACTTGCGGCAGTATCCGTCATCGGCGCCAGCCTGGTCGCGCTACACGCAGTGATCGAGCTAGCGCCAGCATTCGCAGCCCTGCAATGGGGCTGCTCGTTCTAGTTCGCCGGCAGCCGAATGGCTGCCAGTCCCCGAAAACCATTTCCCGGCCAGCGCCAGCAGGACGGGGAGGTATTGCCCATGATCAGGTTTTTGACCGCAGAAGAAGTAGCGGAGTTGACTGGATTTGTTCGGCCGGCAGCCCAGAAGCGCTGGCTATCTGAGAACGACTTTTCGTTCGTAGAGGGAGGCGATGGTCGACCGAAAGTCTTGGAGGAGGTTGTGCTAAGTCGCCTCGGCGCAAGACAGGCCAAGAAAGAGAAAGGACCGCGACTGCGGTTGACGGGGTAGGAGATAGAGATGCGTCCGAGGAAGAAGGATAGACACCTTCCGATGTGCATGTTTCAGCGAGGGCCATCCTTTTATTTCGTGAGGGATGGGAAGTGGACGAATCTTGGGAGGGACTATCGCGCCGCTCTTCTTGAGTACGCGAAGCTCACCGGCGGCGCCAGCAAGGATGGGATGATCGACCTGATCGACAGGGTGATGGACCACATTGCGCCGTATCGGTCAGCGAACACGATCACCCAATATCGGGCTGTAGCCGAACGGCTGAAGGACATGTTCGCAGAGTTCCAGCCAAGGGAAGTTCTGCCGAAGCATGTTGCTCAGGTAAAGACACATATGGCGTCGACACCGAACATGGCGAACAGGACTCTCACCGTTCTCCGCGTTGTGTTCGCGCAGGCTCTTGAGTGGGGGGAAGTGGACTCGAATCCTTGCATTGGGATCAAACCTCACTCTGAGAAAAAGCGCGGCCGCTACCTCAGCGACAAGGAGCTGCTATCCATTCTCGACAACTGCAGCGAGTACATGCGGTGCATCTTCGAGCTTGCCTACCTCACCGGTCAGCGGATCGGTGATGTTCTGTCGATCAAGCTCGATGACGTGAGCGATGACGGAATCGCATTTCAGCAGCAGAAGACGGGCTCGAAGGTGCTCATATCGATGACCCCGGACCTAGATGCCGTGGTGCAAAGAGCGAAAGCACTACCGCGCCCTGCCGATGCGAAGAACCTCATCTGCAACAGGAAGGGGAAGCAGGTGGACTATGCGACAACGAGAGACGCATGGAAGAGGGCTCGAGAGGCGGCGGGCGTCACCGATGCGCGAATCCATGACCTTCGCGCGAAGGCCCTGACTGATGCGAAGAAACAAGGGAAAGATGCCAGGAAGCTTGGCGGTCACACCGACCCACGCATGACAGATCGGTATATAAGGCAGAGAGCGCATGAGGTGGCAGAGCCACCGACAATGCCGAGGAAATCGGGTTAGTATTGGAGGAATTTCAATACTCCAAAACGCGCGCCCTCACGGCGCGCCGTAAACCATTGATGAATAAGCCAAATACCGATATCGCACAACACACGCCAATGATGCAGCAGTACTTCAAACTGAAGCATCAGCACCCCGACCAATTGATGTTCTATCGCATGGGCGACTTCTACGAGCTGTTCTACGAGGACGCGAAGAAGGCCGCCAAGCTGCTCGACATCACCCTGACCGCGCGCGGCCAGTCCGGCGGCAAGGCGATCCCGATGGCAGGCATTCCCTTCCATTCGGCGGAGGGCTACCTGGCCAAGCTGGTCAAGCTCGGCGAGTCGGTGGCGATCTGCGAGCAGATCGGCGACCCGGCCACCAGCAAGGGGCCGGTGGAGCGCCAGGTGGTGCGGATCATCACCCCCGGCACGGTGAGCGACGAGGCGCTGCTCGACGAACGCCGCGACAACCTGCTGGCGGCAATCCTCGGCGACGAGCGCCTGTTCGGCCTCGCCGTGCTGGACATCACCAGCGGCCGCTTCAGCGTCCAGGAGATAAAAGGCTGGGAAACCCTGCTGGCCGAACTGGAGCGCCTCAACCCGGCCGAGCTGCTGATTCCCGACGACTGGCCACAGGGCCTGCCGGCGGAGAAGCGCCGCGGCGTACGTCGCCGCGCGCCGTGGGACTTCGATCGCGACTCGGCGCACAAGAGCCTCTGCCAGCAATTCGGCACCCAGGACCTGAAAGGCTTCGGCTGCCAGAACCTGACCCTGGCCATCGGCGCCGCCGGCTGCCTGCTCGCCTACGCCAAGGAAACCCAGCGTACCGCCCTGCCGCACCTGCGCAGCCTGCGCCACGACCGCCTCGATGACACGGTGATCCTCGACGGTGCCAGCCGCCGCAACCTGGAGCTGGATATCAACCTCAGCGGTGGCCGCGAGAACACCCTGCAATCGGTGGTCGACCGCTGCCAGACCGCCATGGCCAGCCGCCTGATGAGCCGCTGGCTGAACCGTCCGTTGCGTGACCGCGCGGTACTGGAAGCCCGCCAGGAGTCCATCGCCTGCCTGCTGGAACGCTACCGCTTCGAGAACCTGCAACCGCAGCTCAAGGAAATCGGCGACCTCGAACGCATCCTCGCCCGCATCGGCCTGCGCAACGCCCGCCCTCGCGACCTGGCGCGCCTGCGCGACGCGCTGGCGGCGCTGCCGGACCTGCAGAACGCCATGACCGAACTGGAAGCGCCGCACCTGCAGGCGCTGGCCACCACCATCGGCACCTATCCCGAACTCGCCGAACTGCTGGCCAAGGCGATCATCGACAACCCGCCAGCGGTGATCCGCGACGGTGGCGTGATCAAGACCGGCTATGACGCCGAGCTGGACGAGCTGCAGGCGCTGAGCGAAAACGCCGGGCAATTCCTGATGGACCTGGAAGCGCGCGAGAAGGCCCGCACCGGCCTGCCCAACCTGAAGGTCGGCTACAACCGCATCCATGGCTACTTCATCGAGCTGCCACGGGTGCAGGCCGAACAGGCGCCGGCCGACTACATCCGCCGGCAGACCCTGAAAGGCGCCGAGCGCTTCATCACGCCGGAACTGAAGGCCTTCGAGGACAAGGCGCTGTCGGCCCAGAGCCGCGCCCTGGCCCGCGAGAAGGCGCTCTACGAAGAGCTGCTGGAACGCCTGATCGGCCACCTCGCTCCGCTCCAGGACAGCGCCTCGGCGCTGGCGGAACTGGACGTGCTGGCGAATCTCGCCGAACGCGCGCTGAACCTCGACCTGAATCGCCCACGGTTCGTCGAACACACCTGCCTGCACATCGAGCAGGGCCGCCATCCGGTGGTCGAGCAGGTGCTGGAGACGCCGTTCGTGGCCAACGACCTGGCGCTGGATGCCGACACCCGGATGCTGGTGATCACCGGTCCGAACATGGGCGGTAAATCCACCTACATGCGGCAAACCGCGCTGATCGTGCTGCTTGCGCACATCGGCAGCTTCGTTCCGGCTGCACGCTGCGAGCTGTCCCTGGTGGACCGCATCTTCACCCGCATCGGCTCGTCCGACGACCTTGCCGGCGGCCGCTCGACCTTCATGGTGGAGATGAGCGAAACCGCCAACATCCTGCACAACGCCACCGACAAGAGCCTGGTGCTGATGGATGAGGTCGGCCGCGGCACCAGCACCTTCGACGGCCTGTCGCTGGCCTGGGCAGCGGCCGAGGACCTGGCCCGGACTCGCGCCTTCACCCTGTTCGCCACCCACTATTTCGAACTGACCGTACTGCCGGAAAGCCAGCCCGCGGTAGCCAACGTGCACCTGAACGCGACCGAGCACAATGAACGCATCGTGTTCCTGCACCATGTACTGCCGGGACCGGCGAGCCAGAGCTACGGCCTCGCGGTGGCCCAGTTGGCCGGCGTGCCGGCCCCGGTAATCCAGCGCGCCCGCGAACACCTCAAGCGCCTGGAAACCACCAGCCTGCCGCACGAGATGCCGAGCCAGCAGAGCGGCAAGCCCGCCTCGCCGATGCAGAGCGACCTGTTCGCCAGCCTGCCGCACCCGGTGATCGATGAATTGTCGAGGATCAATCCCGACGATATCAGCCCGCGGCAAGCTCTCGATCTGTTATATGCATGGAAGATGCGGGTCTGA